CCTGTGGTGCTGTGCCTGCTGGACCAAAAAAACTCTGACCTGCTGGCATTCTACGGATAATTGGCATCATAGGTCCACCAGCATTTGGGAGACTAGCAATACCACCTGCACTGGTAGCGCCACCTGAAGCAAATTCAAAAAGTGGTTGTAGTTTTTTCATTGCAGTCGCACGGGTTATGCGATTTTCTCTTAAATCATGCAGAGTTTTTCTAACCAATGCTATATTACTGTCAATAGTTTCCGCTATTCTATTTCCTGTAGCAGGATCAAAACCGCGTTTTTTCATATCAGCAATTTCTTCTGGGTCTGTTGGTGGTTTATATCCTGGTTTTTTATTTCCTGTAGCAGGATCAAAACCGCGTTTTTTCATATCAGCAATTTCTTCTGGGTCTGTTGGGGGAGTCCATGCTTTTTTAGCAGCAGCCTTGGGTGTTTCTGCTTTCTTTTCAAGTTCTGGTAGTTTGGTCTTCCAGAAATCATCAAATGCTGCTTCACCCTTTTTCTTCAAGATTTCCAGTGCCTCAGCATCCAAACTTTCAATACCACTCTTGAAAGGTGCTTCTATGGTTTCATCACCTTCTTTACCGGCTAATCCACGCATAGTTGCTTCTACATCTTCTGCTGATAATCCAGACTTTGACATCAGAGCACGAATGTCTTCATCACTCATACCCAAATTGCCCATCATTTCAGCTATATCTACACTATCAGTGGGTCTTCCAGCCTGTTTCCAGATCTTCATCAATTTTCCAGCACCAAACTGTAGAGTTAGGTCTGCCCACAAGCCTTCCATAACAGGTTGTGGTAGTCTGCGTGATTCTGCCGCAGGCTGTTTGCCTTTCACTTCGCCTGCTGCTGAACCAGCACCAGCAGCCGCAGCGGTGATTACTGAGCCGATATTACGAACAGCATTAACCCAGGCTTGCTGGCTGGCTTGATTGGCGGCAGCCTCTGCACCCTTTGCCGCGAGGTCAGAAATGTATTCTGGACTTGCAAGATGTCTGCTAAATTCAAGGAGATTAGTATATGCTGTGCCAATCTTGCCTGGGTCTCCAAAATCAAGAATTAGTTGTGTTAAGCGTGCTTTATCAGCAACGGTGCAGACAACATTTGGTAGATGGAACTGGCTGGCAATACCATGAACGTTCTGTGACGCATCTATGGTGACTTTTACTACATCAGGTGCCACAGTGTTACCAACTACATGGAGACCCTGTGCCCATCCTACTATAGAACTTACCAAATGTCCAGCAAGATAACCAAATGCAGCAGTTTTTAAGCCTTTACCAATGGCCGTGCTGAGTTTTTCACCTTTGATAAGTTCAACAGCACCTTTTAGTAAGAAGCCGACTACAGGAACGCTGGCTGGTCCAAGTAATAAACTAGATGCAGCAACGGCTACACCAATGATGGCACTCTGCCACACAGGGTTTGCCTTTGCAGACACACCCAACTGTTCAACAAAGTTTAAAACCTGCTGTCCCTTCTCGGATTTTCCAAGTTTATCTTTTAGTTTTGTTTTAAGTTGTTCAAATTTTTCATCAAATGCTTTTACCGGAGCACTATCTTGCAGAGTTCTACCAAAACGATTCAAAACATCATTTACTTTTCCCAATGCTTCACGGGGTAAATTTACTGCTTTACCAAATCCGGTGCGATAATTCTTATCCTTGCTCAGTGACTCGGCATCTTTGAACATCTGTTCAATCTGGTCATTGCTCATCTCCGCTTCTGCAAGATAGCGAAGATTTTTAAGAACTGGCATCAGGTCTAGTTCAATTGTTTCAAAAACAGCACGATTTTGGGCGGTAAGGTCTGTCCAGCCGAACTGCTCATATGCCCATTGATGTTTCTTCATTAGGCTGCTCCTCTCTTACTATCCAAATATTGTTTTATGGCATCTACTGCCTGCTTGGCAGCATCAGCGGTGATTTCTGTAGGTGCTGCTGTGGATCCTGTTCCTGCCGCCGCAGGTTTTGCTGATTGTGCTGGTTGTTGGGCAATAGGTTTTTGTGCGTCAGGTTGGTCAGTATCTCCACCCTTTTCATCTTCAATATATGCCAAACCATCAATTATCGCTGCTGCTACTGCTTTACTGAGATACTGCTTGGTTTGTTTATCAACAGTTGTGGAAACCAGACCTGGGTTATTTTTTATAACAGAACTTTTTAATGGTAGTGTAGGCTTTTCGGCATCAGCAGGCAGAGTTCTATAAAGTTGTTTAAGGTTATTGGTGACTATGGGATTTATAAGTGCACGATCTATGTCTGCATCTTGAAATCCGGATTTAATAGCAAAATCATAGAGGTTTTTGTAACTTAATTTACTCCACATCCAGTCTTTGTTGGACTTCTGTGTTTGTGCCGGAACTGTTGCTCCATATCTAGACTTTAACTGTGCAGTGAGTGCCACCAGCATTTCATTACCACGCTTCTTCACCGGACCGCCAAGACCAGCAATCCAGTTTTTTATGCTGTCTAATATACCCTCATTAATCTGGGCTGTTTCATCTGTTACTACATCCAAGTAACGTCTCATTTCATCAGCACTCATTTAGTCTTCCTTATTTCTTTGATTTTTCTTGTAAATTTGCGTTCATCCTCGCTCATAATGCTTCTGTGCAGACGCTTTACAAGGTCATCGGCCTGTTCTTCTGGATAACTTTCTCTGATCAATCTTACCAGATTTATAGCACTGGCTATAAGATGGGTTGCACGACTTTCGATCACAGTGTGCTTGCTTCTGGCTGGCACAATGGCATCTAGTTCGTCAATGAAGTTCTTTATAGTGTCCACAATAAGTTCCTGAAAACCGATGAAATATTTATCTGTAATTAACAAGAATTATAAATACCCTATCACCCGGAGTAATTTTGATGAATCGTTCAAGTGCTGAAGCCTTTAGAAACCTAGTTAATACAATTAACCGATTAGCCGTGACCGAAGGTGATGCAGTAGATACTCAACAAAAACCCGCATCAGTCGATAGTTTATTAACAAAGCCAGCAGGATTGGAAAAGATTGCAGGCAGTCTTGATAGTGGATCACTAGTAAAAATGCTTGACATTCCACAAAATCAAGTTAGTGATTTTAATCAAGCAATTAATGCACTACGAGATGATGAACCAACACTGACAACCAAGCAAGCCATGGCACTGGCAACAGCGTTTGACCATCTACTACATAGTAGTGGGCAGGGTAAAGCCAATGTTCTTAACAAACTGAAAACAGTTGGTGCTCCCGTGACTGAAGAACAAGCAACGCCGGAGTCACAGGTGAGCATAGATGATGTGGTAAAAACCATACAGGACTGCAGTGAAGTGAGTCCTGTTAGCAAATTACAATCCACACATCTCGTGAAGAAACTCACTCAAGGTATCACTGAAAAAAAGCGCAGTGGTGGTGTTAGTCATATTCTTTCAGGGGTGAGTGAGGCACTTAATGCTGCCCAATCGGGTGATGAAAATACTGCACTGAAAAGCATCTCAAGCATGGTAAACAAAGTTGAAGGTGATGAGATGGCATTTGACCAAACTCAGTTCCCGCAAATTGTTGTCACACTTATGCTACTGGTTGGCGATATCCTACAACACTCTGAAAAGTAATTATCGTCGCACAAGTGCAGTTAGTGCACTCAAATCTTTGATACTCTTGGCAGCATCTGGTGGTTTGGCAGCAGCCTCTTCTTTCTTGGCTGCAGCAACATTCTTTCTGCGAAGGTCTGCAAATACATCAGCGGTATTACTGCCCATCACTGCTACATTACCATCACTATCTTCATTGAAAATTCTCAGTGTGTTAGGGTCAAATCCCAGATTAACCTTGCTACCAACGCCACTGCTGCTTCTGGTTTTCAAAAACTGAACCTGATATTGCCCTCGTTCTTTCATTGCAGCACTTGCGAAAATAGAGATAACATTATCTGCTGTTTGGATTTTACTGATACCACCAGAGATATGACTATGGTCGTGTTCCTGTTCCTGAACAGCACCACGATTCAACTGTGCAGCAGTTTGCCCAATCATTCCTCTCTCTACACACAGACCACGCAGTTCTTCAGTGACGAATTTATCCTTGACGAATAGATTACTGGGGTCAATCTTTTTATTGTTTGGAAACAGCAAGTCTAGATAGTCCACTACGAGAACATCAGGACGCTTTTGTGTTTCAATTTCATAGTTCTTTAGATAGGCTTTCAGGTCATTACAGGTGCTGCCTTGTGGTAGTTGCTTGACATGCAATCCGCCACTTTTGTTTCCCGCCTGTTTGACTCGGATTTCCACTTCGTCTAGTTTTCTGAATATTTCCTTGGTGGGAACCTGACTCAGCATGCTATCCATTCGCATAGAACATAGTTCTTCACTGAGTTCCAGTGTGATATAGATTACATTCAATCCCTGTTGGGCAAAGTTGATGGCAATATTCTGTAGGAATAGACTCTTACCAACACCAGAACCTGCACACCAGATGGTAATTTCACCACGGTTTACACCACCATATAGTTTGTCATCCACATCTCTCCAACCTGTACTAACCTGACCATTATTGTCTTTGATTCGCATGAGACGGGCACGGGGGTCTTCAAAATAGTCAGTACCAATATCACTCTGTAAAGTGATTAGAATAGCATCCCGGACTCGCTTCTCAACCTCGGCATAGTTTCCCTTTTCAATCAGGTCAACCGCACTCAACACTGCATCTGCCAGAGCACGATTTTTACAGAATTCTTCAATCTCATCCAGAAATGAATCCTGATGCTGAATGGTGATCCCATCAATTCTCTCAAACACAAGACCAGTTTCAGCATTAACCTGTGCAATCTTGGGCAAGACCCTATATTTTTCTGCGTGACCAAGAATAAATCTCACAGCAGGTCGCAGTTTGTTTACAAAATACTTGGCATTCAGGATATTCTGGCAGCGAGCAAACACTTCTTCACTGCTGAGCAGAACATCTATCAGGAGTTTCTGCTTGTCCTCTGTATAGTCTTTGGTTTCTACTGGCTCTTTTGCCATTTTAATTCCTCAGCATCTGGCGTTTTATGCCGATTTGCAACTTACTGTCGGTTCTTGCACTGATAATACTTGATATAGTATATAGTCTGCCATATCTGGCACTGGCATCTGCTGCGTCTTTGATGCCTGCCTCCCATTCTGGAAAACTCACACTCCAGCCCTGCTCTAGTGCAGCATCAATCAACTCCTGATTTTTAGCCTGTCTATCAGGAACAATAATCTTTTCCTGTTCTGTGCTGTTTAGCCATTGTATCTGTTGCCGATTTAGAGTGCTACCCAGTGGACTGATTCCATCAACTGCTATGGCATCAAATGGTCCTTCCACCACCATCACATACCGGCGTTGGTGTAGGTTTAATACTCTATTATTGAAAAGATATCCAGCAGGCACATCACTATTATAATATCTCGGTGTATCTTTGTCAGGTGGTGTCCCTGCATATCTACCAGTATAACCAATAATTTTTTCCCGGTGATAAAAGGGTATTAGTATTCTGTTACAAAAATCATGCTTGCTACTGGGGGTCCAATAGTATTGATAACCCTCAGCAACTGCTCTGCCACGCCCACTGAGATATTCAACACAGGTGATTAATTCATCAGGTATTTCTGGGTTGTTCAGCCACTCTTGTATTGGCAGGCTGTATTTTGGCAAATCAACTTCAGGAAAATTCTCTTGATGAAACCAGTTAGTGGTTTCTGTAGTTTCCAATTCACCACTTAATTTTTTACTCAAAATTTCCAGTTTGGCTTCCTGAATTTTTGCCCTAGGCACTCCAAGCCACGACAGCCAGTTTTCAAAGTTCGTACCAATATCACTGCCACGGTATACAGTCTTGAATCCACAATTGTAGCAGTTAACAACTACCTGCCCATCGGGAGTTAACAGGGCATTGCCACGGCTTCTGGTATCTGGATTATGCCCACGATGGTGACAGCACACACCATTGAAATTCCACCAGCCTTTGGCAGTCTGGCGGCGGCGTTGTGGTAGATATTCTTGAACCAGTTGATGGATCAGCAGCATAGACTAGATTCTAAACCGCTGTCATCAAACCGGCAATATTAATTCTTGTATAAAATGCCCGAAAAATATCCGTGGTCACAAGGTGGTGCTGGTGGTCCAGGAGGCACAGGTGCCGGTGGCACAGGAGGTGCCGGTGGGTATGGTCCAGGAGGCGGTGGATATGGTGCAGGTGGATATGGTGGAGGTGGGGAACAAGGTGGTGGTGGCCAAGCGGGTGGATTTGGACCACCCGGCCAAGGACCTCCTGGAGGTTGGAATGCAGGACTTCCACCATAAAACTGATTGCACTGGGGACAGATTGTAGAATAGGGATTTTCAAACAGCACACGGACCCAGTAATAGTTTCCACTGAAATTAAAGGCTTTTATTGGTGGACTGATAGTTGGTGGGCTGTACTGAAAGTAATCTGTATCACTGCCTAATTTAATATTGAACCAATCCACATCTGTAGGTGCCCCGATAGTCAGGGCTGCCTGAATCCAGACCTTGCCTGCATAACCATTGCCGGTATAAACAACTACGGTATGCATGCCATTACTGCGTTCGGATTGTGCATCACCCTGAAGAGCACCACTTGTGAATAGATATTGATTTGTTAAATCATCAACAGTAATAGGCGTAAATTGTCCAGCGGGTATGTTAATTGCTGGTACCAGTGCACCACTCATACCTTCAATCAATTCAAAGTTGCCATAGGTGCTGCGATTTTGGTCAGTGTATAAAAATGTCTGTACACCGGCTACATCGGTCAGGCGAATAGAATATCTATAATATCCTGCCAGCCATTGACCTATTTCTGTATCGGTTAGAATCAGTCTGGCAGTTCCTCCCGTGTCTTGTAAAGTTTGGACTGGTTGAACAAGTAGCAATTCTGCCAGTGGACTCATACCATTACCAGAGACAGTGGTTGTGCTTTCAACACGCTGGATTAAGGCATCTATTTGAAAACCTGTGAGGTTTATAGGCTGACGATCATTATTTCTTACAACGAAATCAATGGTGTTTGTAGCCCCTTTATATACTTTTGTATTATATTGTATCATTGGTCCGTTAATGTTTGGAGCATTGCCTTTGGTGTACCAGAGTTGTACATACTCTCTGAATCTATATAAAACTTGATCTACCATTGTCAGCCATTTGCCTCTTCCTATTATTTATAAACTGATAACCCTAAATTTCTTATATAAATACCCCAACATTACAAACACTTAATCATGACGCCAGAAACTCACAAACTTTTACAAGAAAAATTTCCATTCTTAACAATAATATCCTACCTGAACCAAGAATATATTGGCATAATGCAGAACGGTGATTCTCAGTTTGTTAGTATGTATATACTAGAACCTACATGTACGCAGGAAGAAAAACAGAGATTTCTGTTCTGTGGAGAAACTTGGTGGTGGGAGAGTAACCGAACAATACCTATTAATTTGTTTCTAAAAGACAAGTTCAAACCTTACAGCAGATACCTAAAGACCTTTGCTAAAAAGGATGTAAAAATAATAGAAGGTCCAACAATTAACTTGATGGACCTTATTAACAAAAAACTAAAAAGAAGAACAATTCATCTGGTCAAACAACCAGATTAATCTCCCAGAGTAGTTACTGTTACAGTTCCAGTAATCCTACCGTCTTTGGTAACTTTGACGCGAGGTTTGCGGCGGACAGTTTCTTGCCACTCGGCTTCTTTCTCATCACTCCATTTTTGCCATTCATTTACATTTGTCCAGGCAAAAAGTGCTGCATCATCCCGGTTTTCAAAACGAGCATACCCTACAACCATGGAACCACTCTTATCAGTGTATTGTCTGGCGGAAATAGAAAATTTACCATCAACCCGGTCCAGGTTTTCCAACATGGTTGCCCATTGCTCTGTCTTGATTTTTGGACTGCGAAAATAATACCCACCAGAGATCTTGCCACGGTTATTCTTTAGCGGGTCAAATTCCAGATGTTCTACCAGAGTTTCACTATATGATCCATCACGGTTTTGTAGAACAACATTTGTTCCCAGACTATT